TCTCTAAAATAGAACTTGATAGCATCCAATGTTATTTTGTTAAAATACTGGTCGTTTTTACTCCAGCATGGAGTATTCATGATAGTATCCAAACTTAACGGACAGAGTACTTCACCATCTTCTACCACGAAACCTCGCTTGAGAAATGTAGTTTTACTTAAGGGTTTAAATTGAATTGCTTCATTTTTAACATCAGAAGTGACTACATAGCCTAGGGATAACATAGCTTGTTCTATTCCATCAGCAGTCATAAATTCCGCCACTCTATCATCGCAGGATAGACCTAAGTCATCTCCTTGAACAATAGCGTACATAACCCTATGAAATGGTATAATGTTGAATCTTTCAGGGGTCAAATGATAATAACAGTATCTTACATTAGTTAAATTAATGACTGAATTTATCAATAGTGTTAAAAAGCTACCAGAAGGTAATCCTTGATCCCATTCTACAATATCAGTGAATACAACGTGCTTAGAATGTGTTACTTCTAGATATATGGTTTTCCTCGCTTTTTCATAAGCTGTGAAGCCATGATAGGCGAACCATCTGTTCATAATATCTAAGCAGTTTGATAACATGATTTGAGTATGACTGGCATCAAATTTAGAATAATCGATAGGTAGCACTTTTGTTTGCTCAAAGTTAGGACTAAATTGGGCTAAATGCATAGCTAGATTTTTCCAATCCGAGCTATATACATTCACCGAAGCAGCCATACCTTTCTCAATGCTATTCACCATTGTAAACTCAACAAGCTTGCCGAACAAACATTTAGTGACTGTACATAATTCGAAACAACTACCAGAAAACGCTCTGGTAACTCCTTCTTCTGCTTTCGCAGCAGAAACTAATCCCATCTTTAGATTGTCTGTGTAGTAGTAATTCATTCGTACACCTTCATTTGCCTGTTCTATTAAGAACCAAATTCTACGGTGAAATTCAGGAAAGAAAGCATTGGTATTATCTCGAGCTACACCATCTCCTAACAAGCGTTGCTTGTAATAGGGGTCGGTAAACTTGAATGGGTATCCAACACTACTACTAGACGGAATAGCATTGTAATAAGCATTGGTTGGGTCACCCCACAAAGCTTGTTCTACAGTGAGCAATTCACTATCTAAGTGCCATGGAAAACTACACCAGTAACTGACTAAATCGTCTGTAGCTAGTTTAAAATTATCTTCATTGTAAGTTAACGGTCTGCGAACAGAATAATGTGCTATAGCCTTTTGATAAGGATCAATCCCATTACGCGGCGTTAACATAGCCGGAAACTTAGTAGGTGATGGAAAAGAAGTTTCCTGAATCACCGATGGTATAATTTTATTAGTTTTGTATGGAGAATGTTTCATGGACATAGTAGCACCTTGCAGTTCTACTAGTTCGTCGTCAACTTCTGGAATAGCATCTAAATGCTTGTAGGCTTCAACTAAAGCTTCTTGAGTCAAAATAGAACACCACGCATCTCTGCTATTATGTCCTTTATAAGTACCTGCTACATGGATACCGGCAATGCGACGTTTTCCTAAGCGCTTCTTGCGAAGCAGAATAGGAGATCCACAATCGCCGTTTCCTGTATCAATCTTATAGTTCAAAACCTTGGCTATACGCAGATTCAAGGCAGCATTATGATATTGTGTAATTCTGGCTGAGGACGTGCGTAATGCTCCATCATCTGAATTCACTTTCATAATTATGTCTAAATCTTCGTTAGATAAAGCGTGTAAATCACTGTCTCTGATAAAGTAAGATGTAATGTCTCTCTTTCGTAGTGCTAAAGGTTTAGGAAGACGATACCACAGCAGGTGACTATCTCCTTCCTTAGAAACGTAACCGTCATCTACAAAATCTAACGCTGATATTTCAGTAATAATATGATATTCGTCATCTAGAATATATACCTTGCTGTTAGCTAAAACATCATCTGACAACGCTCTCATGCGCGTTGCGAAATGTTCAGGACATACAAAGGTACTAGAATCGAGCCATACCACGTCTCCGTAAAACATACTTTCAGAGTCAGGCATACCGGGGGATTGTACAGTAAATTTATTCGTATTATCACGATTAATTTTCTTAACAAGATCTCTACCAGCAGTATCATTCATCTGAAGTTCGACAGATTTTTGCGCGTGCTGTGCATTATCCAATCGAGCTTTCATGGTGACAACTTTCTGATGTCTAGGAGATACACTCTGACTTTCTTCTGTTCCAAAAATTTTGTCTATAATAAAATTCTTTATCAAACGTAATAAAGCTATACCTCCTGATATTGTCTTACTTAAAGCGGTGAAAAAAGCATAAGATACTGTAAAATCGAAAACAAAACCGACGAATGTTGATTGCCTCAATCTCCATTGTACTAACTTGTTAAAAGAGAATCTAGTGTAATCCTTCATAGCATCAATAGTAGGTCTATCCATGCGAATCGTTACATCAATTCCTTCTAATTCTACTACAGAGAAATTATATTTTCTATAGAACCACTCGCCATATCTAATATCTTTTGACAATAGACAAACGAAAAACACGAAAGGATCCATACCTTGAAACATCATAGGTAGATGAGGTCTATCGAATGATCCATAGATCATTTCACATAAATGGAAATATAAGGATGCCATTATTAAAAATTTTTCATCTAAAGTTTTACATAAAATATCCGACACTGACTGAGTTGTTAAAGCTTCCCATCGCTCAAAATAAGCAGGAATACATCCAACATTTTTACCTTGTATCACTATACGTATGGCATCTTTTAAGTTAGAAATTTTTGTTTCTATAGTAGACGCCTCAAGCAGAGTTTGAAAGCAAAATCCATAATCAGGAGCCAGCGATGGCATAGTGACACACTGTTCTCCGTGTTCTTGGAATATCGGATTAAAGTACATATCGAAATCTGACATTGGTTCAAACTCTATATCTTCATTTAAAGAATCTATAGAGACCATGTCTATACTAGATTGTAAGAAGGAGTCAGGAATATTATTAGGTACTACTGCTGGCGCTCTAGATCGAGCAAGTCTTTCATACATATCGTTTTCCTGTTCTTCTTGAGCAGCTTTTGCAAATACTTCAGGAAGAGCATCGACTAATTTTTGTCTACGTTCACAGTTGTGTTTAAATCTAGCTGTCTTAATCTTGAACATTTTTTGAATTTCATTAATAAACTGTAAATAGGACACATGGTATTTAAGTGCTCTATTACCTTTAGGGATAATTTCAAAAGTATATTTGTCAAGAGATATGTCTAACACCCCGTCTTGATCAGTTTTAATAGTATCAGGGTTAATTATTCGAGAATTTTCTTTACTAGCATATTGTGGAAGAGGTATAGGAGTTACTAAGAAGTCCCAGCGTCTGGCAATAGCTTCCGGAGAGTTTAAAGCATAAGGTTTAAATTCTTCCAAATTGGTATTACCTAATGTGAAACTATTAGTAGTAAAAGCACCTCCTTTTTCATCAACACCAGCCATAGGTAATTGATTGGGAGCTGTATTTTGTATCTTGATTGTATCAATATAACAACTATTAGTTTCGCCAGGAACACTTCGTTCTTGACCATAATCATCCATAATAATCACTTTTACAGTATTTTTCCATCGAGACCAAAATTGTTCTGAACAATTTCTTCCGTAGATTAAGTGTTCACGTTTAGAGTTACTAATCTCATCTTTGGTTAAACACATGCTTAGTACAATATCAGCTAGCTGTGAAGTTAACTCTGACTTGTAAATTCCTGGAGGTCCTTTAAACATCACAGAAACTGGTTCTTGACGAAATCCTTCATTGATGACAATAAATTTGTTGAAATGTTTTTGTAATTTCGAAAGAGCATGTATTTTAGATTCGACAAGTCGAGATAAATTTTGTTTCTGTTTAGAATCCAAAGATTTAAACAGTAATTCATATTCTTTCAACAGAAACTGAATATTAACAGCATTCTCAAATGTAATGGCAAGTGTGCCTTCATCCGAGTGTTTCATAAGCACTTCGAACTTGGCATTCAAATGATCAGTAGCTTTAAACAAAGCTTCTTTAGTTTCGAAGCCAAAATAATGATTTGTAGCTTTGTCCAATAAAGTTTTAATGAGGTCAACAAATCCCTCTAGAAATGAGGGTAGATCTTTAGCTAATCTCATTAAAGTAGTTAATTTATTGATTGCCCCTTTTGGAAGGCCATCGAAGATAG